GGTACAGCCTTTCGACGTGCCCACTATCAACCCGGTTCGCCGCACGTTGAAGTACCTGGATGACTTCGATCGCAAGGCTGACTGGGTCAATTTCAAGCTGGGCAAGGACTACCAGGACGCTGAAACTTCCTTTGTGAAGGCAGCGGTGGACAAGGCTTTTTGCCTGCGGCAGGTCTCGCCCATGGCGGGGGCCGCCACCGATACAGTTGTGGGTGTGGACGTCGGCAAGACCTCATGGATCTCGATCTGCCTGCCCAATGAGCTGACTGGACTGGATACGATCTACTACGAACGGGTCAAGTTACAGGGCCCGGAGACGCTACCTAGTCGTGTGAAGCAGTTGTTCGAGTGGTACGGGGCGCAGATGTGCATCATTGACGCAGGTCCTGAGTGGACCCAGGCGTTGGCGGTAATTGAAGCATTACCAGCAGGCCGGGCGTTTGCCTGCTATTATCGCAGTGTGTCGAAGCCTAAGCTCTCGTTTGTGGAGCTGGACGAGGAAAATCACGTCGCACTTGCCGACCGAACAGGGATTATCAGCCAAGCGGCCAAGAAGGTGAACGGTGGGATGCATCGGTTTTGTAAGGGGCCAGACACTCAGACCTACAAAGCCCACCTGGATTCTCTAAAGAAAGTTACCCGACGTGACGCCAATGGGAAGGACGTCGAAGCGTGGGTTAACAACGGGCCAGACCATTATGGGCATTCTTTATTTTTTGCCTCGGTGGCCGATAATCTATTAAGCTATAAACCAAAAGTATCAGTAATACCTGCACTACCGCTACCTGGGAAAGCAAAAATGAAGGGGCTAGAGGAACGGGAACCTCGATTCCAGTATGGACCTTGACTGAATGGCTTTAAAACCCAGGGCGACCATCCTACCTCGTAGGTTGGCTGGCAAGGCGACATCTGCGAGCAAAGTTACTCCGATTCCGAAAGGCTCGGACGTCACTGCTCGTGATCAATTGTCGGTCATCGATGGCCAGACAGTTCGTAGTCTTCGTCAGACGAACAAAATCGTCCAGGCCCTGCGCCTGGCCTGCAGGCTTGACGGAACGCTTTCAACTGCCGTCTACGACCTGGTCCAGATTGCTAACTCAGGCCTCAGGGTGCGGGCGTATAACAGCACCGACCACCGATTCAATTACGAGGCAACTGTTGTTGCTCACGGCGTGCTTTCCCGGATGAACACGCTGGCCGATTACACCAAGGGCTACGCCGATCGGCGGCCACTGGGCTCTGTATTAGAGACTGCGTTACGCGAAACGGTGCTGACAGGCGCCATTGCAGGCGAGCTGGTGATGGATGCCGCTCGCCTGCCGGAGCGTATCCAGATCGTGCCTTTTGAAACCGTGGTGTTCAAATCACGCGGCGACGGCACGAAGTACCCTGTCCAGCGGGGCATCACGCCACAAGAGATAAACCTCGATATTCCCAACTTCTGGATTATCGAGTCTCATCTGGGCGCTGACAGCCCTTACCCGCGTTCCATGTTGGAAGCGGGGCTGCCCACTGTTTTCCACTATATGGAGTTCATCGAGGACATGCGGCGGGTGACGCGCAACTCCGGCCACAGCCGGATGGTGATGACGCTCAACGCTGAACAGGTCCGTGCCGCTGCTCCTGAGGCTGCGCAGAAAACAGAAGCCGCTATGAAAGCCTACATGGAAGGGGTGCGTGAAGAGCTGCAGAACGTTGTCAGCTCACTGGAGCCCGAGGAGGCACTGGTGGTTTACGATGTCGCCGAGGCCGAGGTCTTCGCACCCAAAGGCATCAAAACTGATTATTCTCAACTTCTTCAGACTCTGGCCGGCATGACCGCAACGAGTTTGAAGTCTCACCCCTCTATCCTGGGTCTCAGGTTACAGGGATCCCAGTCGTTATCGAATACCGAGAGTTTGATCTTCCTGCAGGTGGCTGCTGCTGCTCAAACCGCGGTAGCCGGCTTTATGAGCCGGGCGCTAACGCTGTCGACCCGGTTGTTTGGTGTCGATGCTTATGTGAAGGCGGATTTCCGCCCAATCAACCTGCGCCCCGAGGACGAGCTGGAGGCCTTCAAGGTGATGAAGCAGGACCGCATCCTGGATCAGCTCTCGCTGGGACTGATCACAGATGACGAGGCTTGTTTTGAGTTGGATCTACCCCCCAGGGCGCCGGGTGCTCCGCCGCTTAGCGGGACCTTTTTCCGAGACAGTGCTAGCCAGAACCGGGCAGGGGAGGTTTCTCCCAATCAGGACCCCATGGGGAGAGCACTTCAATCTGATGCGCCTAAGAAGGGCGGTGGCAGGAGTCAGTAACAGATGAAATATCTTGATCAGAGCGGTGTGTTGTTATGGATCGGGTCACCTGACTCGGCCCGCGAGTTCATGGCTCAGATGGATGAGCTGAATAATTACGAGATCAATGGCGTGCCTAATTCGGTGCTCGAGCGTCTGGGACAGGTGGCCGGTGATGAGGACGAGCGTCGTTTTGGTGAATATGACGACTTTGTGCAGATGGAAGGCACACTGGCAATCATTCCGGTTAAGGGCAAGCTCGGCGCCAAAGAGAGCTGGGTGACGCGCATGTTCGGGATGATGACCTATGAGACGCTCTCAAATACGCTGGCTACCATTGTCGCCGATGGTGGTGTAACTGACGTGTTGCTGGAGGTGGACAGCTCAGGCGGCATGGCCAAAGGCATTGACGTGGCCTCTGACGCCATCAAGGCGACCCAGGAGGCAGGCATCCCGGTCAACACCCATACCTCGGGAGACATGCTGTCTGCAGCTTACTGGGTGGGTTCGACGGGTTCTCCCGTGATGTCCTCCGAGCACGCTGAGGTAGGTTCCATTGGTGTCATCGCCGTGCACACCGAGTACACCGAGATGTTCAAGAAGGAAGGCATCAAGCACACCGTACTGCGCAAGGGCGACGAGAAAGCCCTGGCCACGCCTTTCGAGAAGCTCACACCGCAGGCCAAGGCCCAGATCGACGAAAGCATGGAGCGGTCTTACCAGTCATTCATCGGCCAGGTGGCTGAGAACACTGGCCTGGCGCACGACTATGTTGAGAAGAACCTCGCTACTGGCAAAGTCTTTGCGGCCGAGGAGTCGCTGCAGCTGGGCATGATTGACGAAATTATTACTTACAACGATGCCGTAAATCGCATCGTTTCGAACCAGGATGGCGCGGATGCGTCGTCTACCACCCCCAACCAAAATTGGAGCAAAGCGGCTATGAGTAAAAAGCCAGAAACACAGGCCAACACCCCTGCCCTGTCCGCGGAAGAGGCCGCTACGGCTGTAGCTGCCGGGATCCCGGGCGAACACATCACCAACGCACCTGTTGAATCAGATGCAGACGGCGACGACGCCACTGTGACGGTTCTGGAAGATGCTACCGACTCCCCTGCAGCTGAAGCTGACAGCGGTGAAGAGAGCACGCCTGAGGTTGCCCCCGTGCCTCCTGCCAATGCCGAGGCCAATGCTATGGCATCGATGCTGGCTGATGTAAACCAGCAACTGGTGGATGCCCGGGTTGAGCTGGCTGCTGCCAACGCCAAGGTTACCGAGCTGACTGCTGGGAATGTTGGTTTCCGTAGTATCGCTATCGAACAGACACAGCGCATGCGCGTAGCCGTTGGTCTGTCTGGATCGACTGAGGATCTGCAGATGATGAGTGACGCTTCGTTGGTCACTGCACATGAGGAAGTGCGCGGAAAATATCTCGAGCATTTCAACATTGGCGCCCGTTCCCAGGCGCCCGCCAAAGACACCGAGTTACCTCCCGAGACAGTCACTCGACTGGATCAGGCAGTTCGGCGTGTCACGGCAATCAAGTAACGGGGCCTGGTAGTTAATTTACACTTTCTTAGATTAGGAGCGACAAAATGAGTGCTTTCGTGTTTACTGAATTGACTCAAAGCCCGGAAACAATGCAGACCGAGTCTGCGTGCCTGGGCGTTGATGCAAACAACAAGCTGACCGAGAACGACATCGGTAAGGCGGTCAAGCTGGCTGCTGCCAACAACTACGTGGTAGCCACTACCGACGACGAGATTGAAGGGATCTTGGTGGCTATCGAGCCGGTTACTTACAACGACGGCTTTGCTTTCGGTACCGTCCAACGTCGCGGCCGTGCTTTGGCAACGGTGGGAACGTCCGAAGTTGGCACTGTAGCGGTGGGCGAGCTGGTGGTAGTTGACGATCAGGCGGCAGTCGGCACGGCTGGCGGTCTGGTGGTTTACCCAGGTTCCCCGGCCACCTTCAAATGGCGAGTTCTGCGCATCGTTTCCGGTACCGGTGCTGCTGGCGACCAAGTTCTCATCGAGCGCGTTTAATCGAGCCTGGATTAGAGCCTTTACCAAACTTAGGAGATAGAAATCGTGACAACCGAATCCAAATACTCGTTTATCGACGCGGACGGGCAACGCCAGGAAGTAGCCCTGGACGTGACTGTCTACAAAGCAGCTGCTGAAGCTGGCCTGTCTTTGTCTCAGTACCTCGAGCGCACTTACCCGTCGCACCCTGACCGGGGCAGCACTTTTGCCCAGATGATGCAGAGCTGTGGCATGTACATCGACAGTGACCTGGAAACCGGCATCCGCCCACCTTCCATGAAAGCTGTGTTGGATGGCAGCGCCACCCTCATGGCGGGCCCCTTGGTCCGCAATGACGGCACCCAGCGCAACACGGTCTCTGGCCGTCTGTTGTTCCCGGAAGTTATCCTGGAGCTGGTGGCCGCCAACCTGACCGAAAGCAAGGATGACTTTCTTGCCGGTTACGAGCGCCTGATCGCTGTCAACACCAGTGTCACTTCGCCCCGCGTGGATCAGCCGACCATTGACGTGACTGCCCCTGAAGACAGTCGCTCGCAGCCAATCTCTCAGTTGGCCGAGCCGTCGACCATGGTATCGATCACTCTGGCTGAAAAGAGCTTCGCGATTCCGACCAAGTCCATCGGGCTGTTGGTTTCCGATCAGGCTCTGCAGGCCACCACGCTTGACCTGGTTGGCATCGCGATGTCTGCCCAGGCCCGTGGCGAGCGCATCTTCATGGTTGAAGAGCAGTTGGGTGCCATGATGAACGGTGACGTGGACTGGGGTGAGACGGCTCTGAGCTCTATCACTGCTCAGTCTCTGGACAGTGGCATCACTTCCGCCGGCGAAATGTCTCAGAAGGCCTGGATCCACTACCTGCGTGACGACTATCGTACGAAGAGCATCAACGCGTTGATGATGGACATCGACACCGCCCTGGCTATCGAGGCTCGCTCTGGCAAGCCGACCGTCAACACCGACGATCCGAACAGCCCGCGCATCGATACTCTGTTCTCGATCGAGAACCTGGCTCTGCCCCGTCCGTTTGTTCTGCTCATGGATACGGCGTTCATTGGTGCCAACACGGTTGTGGGTCTCGACACGCGCTACGCCATCCGCCGGGTGACCAACGTCTCTGCGGCCTATGAAGCCATTGAGCAGTGGGTGATGCGTCGTGCAACCGCTTTCCGTGTGGACTACGGCGAAATGTCGAAGAAGCTCTACACTGAAGCATGGAAGAAGATGACTCTGACGGTCTAACGTTCGCGGACCAAACAGTCGTTCAATCCACTAGGAGTAACACAGTGGCCTCACATTCGGCGTTTTGTGAGGCTACTGTGCCTAGACCCCTTAACTTGTAACGTCGATTTCGGAGGACTTATTCATGGCAGATACACCTGCACCACCGCCACCTGGAGCACCAAATGCACCACCTAACACTCCAGCGGCAGCTCCTACAGCAGCAGCAACACAGTCGCCGCCGCCAGCAGCTGCTCCTGCAAAGAAGAAAGTTGCTCGAAGATCCGCAAAAGCTGCTCAGCCAGCACCCGCGGCCGAGCGAAAGCCAATGCGTTTCCGAGCCGTCGCCGCCCCAATCCATCATCCCTACCAGAACATCACTGTTCCGGTTTCCGGATCGGTGGTAATGGAGCCCGATAACTGGGTTGAAGTACAGCTGGCTGCTAAGGTCATCGCT